TTGTTATTTAATATGAGGTTGTCTTCCTCTTCTTTAATTGTATGAATTGTAATAGTAATGTAATTTATGAATATTATGTGCGACACATTAATCGACAACATAACAGTGCTATTTTGATGGAAGTCACTCCTCCGCTAAATAACGGAAATTATTGACTATTTGTGTAGCTGTCCATGGGTAGAAGGTAATGCAGAACCTCCCACGCATGCGTTATACAAACACAAACAACTATTTTTAGCTTATCCAACGTATAATTACGGTGGCCCAAGGTATAAAGCCCCCAGGGCGGGCTATGAATTCGACCTAAAGGTCGAACTTTTGGCGATACCAAATGACACGATCATCATAATCCATGATCGGTCCTACATAACCCTGAATTCCAGCATCATGTGCGACTTGTTCCAACTGAACAACTCGTTTGGTGTACACCTCGCGGCCAAATTCGAAATATTTTAATGCTACATTTTGAATAGCCTCAGCACTTGATTGTTCCATAGTTAAAACTTTGGATTTCAAATGTGTATGCAACATCTTAGCGATCGAATCCTCCTCAACAGGAGATCTATATAATTCTAGTTCATCATCCCAAACAGCATAATGCTTCAAAAATGAAGCTTCTTGCAAATTGATGAAAGGTATAGATGCAGCCTCCTTATCGGCCATGGTATATTTAATACTCACCTTAGCCAACTGTGCAGCGATAGCAGTGTGATTGAAATCATCATATCCTTTTGCCACAGTCATGATATTATCATCTCCATATGTCATTGCTGAAACTTTCGAAGTAAACAGCGGAACTTTCCACCATCCTTTCTCTCTTGCGATAGCATACCAGCAATAACGCAAGTAAAGAGAATTAACAAAACTATTAATAACAACTGTTAATGGATGCCCTGATGGATTCGAACCCATAAATTGAACTAAAGTTCCAAAATAATCATAAGTAGGATATGAAATTTCTGTCGCAATCCCACGCATAATAATGAGATCATCTCGATCATAATTTCCACTTCTCTCTGCTAACTTGATCAAAAGCTTAAAAGCAGCTAACATAAATTGGGGACTCATACGTCCATCAAATTTGGCATAGTCGCCAGCAATAGCTCGATCCCACCCATGCTTTCCAATGTGCTCAAATAACTCCGTCCATTCAGGTGATTGGACAACAGTTCCAACTGCGCACTCAGTAGCTATCTTATTTCGCTGCACCAAAGCTGCCAGAGTAAGAAAATACTTACGCACAAGCATAACAAAAGGCATATTTGCAGCAGCAAATACCCGAACTTTATCTGCTGTCAATTTAGTGGGTGTATCTTTCAATGATGATTTGAAAATAGAATTAATGGACTCTCCTGCCAAAAGTCTAGCCTCCATTGAACTTATCTGTTTGAGTATCATGGGATCAATATTTCGAGGACAAGCAATACCCTCAACAATTCGATCTGATTTACTTACGAATTGTGTCTTAGGTCCTAATCCAGGGAAACCAATATTAGTGGAAAAATTCATAGCATTAATTCCCAAGACCCCATCAAGACCAGCAAGATTCACGTCATCACTAATCTTTCCAACCTTAATGAATTCCGTATCAGGAATTGTCATAAGGCAAAGACCATAATCTGTAACAGCCTTATTTAACAATTCGGAATCAAATTCAGTTGCGGTATCGACCTTCCCGGCAAGATCGACTTCCTTATGTCGTTGAGCGCTCATCTCCTTAGGCGGTCCATGCTTCTTCTCAATTTCCATAATGCTAGTAACAGCGGATGAGATAACAGAAGTAACTACTGAACTTTTAGGAGTTGAACGTGATGATCCATTATGTCCCCCGTGCACACGAATTTTGGAATCCAATCCCAAATTATTCGTAATGCATTTTATATGAGGTGCAGTTAATGGTCCAAACTCAATATCCATACTCTTTGTCTCTATAGGAGTAGCTGAATGAGAAATCAACACACAGGGTCGCTCATCGAGTTTAGAAATAGCATCCAACA